GTCGTGCGCCGCTCTGGTCTGTGCGATGGGCCCTGAGGCCTACGAGGGCGAGAAGTTCCGCGAGAGTGGCCCGTGGTGCAAGGTTGGCGACTGGGTCATGATCCCGCGCTACGAGGCGACTGCGCTGTCGTTCCGCGGTGTGGCTATGGCTCTGCTGCCCGACGACCGCGTTCTGGCCGTCATCAAGGATCCGACCGACGTCGAGTCCGCTCGGAACGCGACTGACCGCTTCTAAGGGAGATACCCATGTCTGATGGAACCGAAACACAAGAGCTCCCGATCTACGACGACGGCCCGAGTGAGGACGTAGAGATCGAGATCACTGAGGACGATCTGGGTGAGAACCTAGCAGATTTCGATCTCGGTGACGACGAAGAGGCAGAGGCTGAGCCTGAGGCTGAGGCTGAAGAGGAAGCGGAGCCCGAGCCAGAGCCCGAGCCTGAGCCGGAAGAGAAGCCGAAGCGCCGCGACGCCCAGCGCCGCATCGCCGAGCTTGCGCGCCGTGCTCAGGAGGCTGAGCGCCGTGCGCAGGAGATCGAGGCCAAGCTGGCTCAGGAGGCAGCTCTCCGCCAGCAATCCGACGTCGCCATGATGACGCACTATGAGAGCTCGCTCTCGGCGCGCATGAATGAGTTGAAGGCGAAGTGGATCGAGGCGGACAATCTGGGTGACCAGAGTGCCAAGTTCGACCTTAACGCCGAGATCGCTGCGATTCAGGCGGACCTCAATGGGGTCAAGCAGTGGCGCAGTCAGCAGCAGGCAGCGGCCGCTCAGGCTGAGCCGGCTCGTCAGCAGCAGGAGCCTGCCCGTCAGCAGCAGCCCACCCCGACGCTCGAGCCCACGACTGCTCAGTGGATCCAGAAGAACGAGTGGTTCCAGCCGAACACCCCGTCCTTCGATCCCGAGATGCACGAAGAGGCCACGCTCTACGCTCGCCGCGTTGAGCGCCGGTATCGTGCAGAAGGGCGTGAGGCAGACATCGGGTCTGTTGCGTACTTCACGGAGATCGACCGGCACATGCGCACGGAATTCCCCGACGCATTCGAAGACGCAGCACCACCGAAGAAGGCAGCACCGCCTATGACCCGCGACAAGACTGTCACCCCCGTGAGCCGCGCGGCACCTGAGGGGGCGGCGCAGAAGAACTCCAAGACCATCCGCCTGACTGCGGACCAGCGAAAGATGGCCCATCAGCTCGCTGAGTCTGGTGCCGTCAAGAAGCCGAATGGCGCTCGCATGACGCCGGCAGAGGCGGAGCGCTACTACGCGGTTCACCTGATGAAGCAAGCGCGGAGGTAATCATGACGTACGGAGAAAAGGCCGTTGGGCTGTCGTTCAATCCCGGCGGCAACGAAGATGTCCATGTGATGAAGAAGCATTTCGCTATGATCATCGACGTCATGGATGAACTGCGCCGCACTGCCAGTCAGGCTGGCGACGGCGAACAGGCGCGACTGGCATCGGTCGCAATCACGGAGGCGCAGACTGCGCAAATGTGGGCTGTGAAGGCCCTGACTTGGAAGGACTGATCATGGCACGTACATCCCGCTCGGCGCAGAGCCGCACCGCCACCACCCGCTCGGCAGGGCAGCGCTCTGTCCCGCAGAGCCACTACCAGTCGAAGCTCTATGTTCCGCAGGCAAAGGTGCCTGACGGCATGACCTACGCTTGGGTTCGCGAGTCCACGCTGAACGAGCCCGACCCGGACAACATGACCGACCGCATGATCCGCGGCTGGTCTCCTGTGCCGGCGGCTCGCCACCCGGAGATGGTCCCGCCCCCGCTTCCCGGCTATGAAGGCATGGAAGTTTCGGTGATCCGTCGCGGCGGCCTGATCCTCTGCGAGAAGTTCACCGAAGAAGTGCAGGCTGCTCGCGAAGATCGTGATATCGAGAACATGGAAATGCTGCAGGACATCGCGTGGACCGGACAGTCCGACCCGAACCTGCCTCGCTTCGAGGACCGCGACAGCGGCGTGTCATTCGAGCGCGTGACCGCATTCAAGGATTAACAGCTCCGGCCACAGCCCATCCTCCCATTAGGCTGTGGACACCTAAGCCCCCGCCAGCTCCGTGCCGGCGGGGGTCTTTTTGTGTGAAAGTTGACAGTGTGTCGCACGCATAGTATTCTGAGGGCCTCGATGGTGGTCACGTATCCACCGACTACTCGACGCCCGTCACGTACCGGGCCGCAAAGCAGCGTTACGCTTCCGATAGCCGGTCACGTATCTGGCACACACCACCCAACCTTTGCATGGAGATTACCATGAGCTATGGTACCAATGCGCCGAATGGGCTTGTCCCCGTCAAGAAGCTCGACGGGAGTGCTTGGACCGGCGCCACGAACACCTACACGATCACTTCGACCTACGCGACGGCGCTGTTCCGCGGCGATCCGGTCACCATCCTGAACGACGGCACCCTCGGTGTTGGCTCTGCCGGCGCTGCTTGCGTTGGCGTGTTCTGGGGCGTGAAGTGGATTGACTCGACTGGCCGCGTGCGCTTCGAGAACTACTGGCCCGGCAACCCCGGCGTCCTGACCGGCTCGACCGTCGAAGCTATGGTGATCGATGACCCGAACACCGTGTTCTCGATTCAGGAAACCAGCGGCACCGGCACTGCGGGCACCCCGCTGGCTCTCGCCGACGTCGGCCTGAACGCGAACTTCCTGTATACCGCTGGCTCGACCGCCACGGGTACCTCGGCTGTCTCGCTGAACAACGCCTCGGAGGCCACGACCGACACGCTGAACCTGAAGATTCTGGGCCTCGACCCGACTCCGGGTAACGCGGTTGGCAACTTCGCCAACTGGCTCGTGACCCTCAACAACCACCGCTACAAGACCGGCGTGACCGGCGTCTGATAGCGAGCAGGGAGTCTAGGAAATGGCAATTAATACCACCGCAATCCGCGACCTGCTCCGCCCGGGGCTGGCCGCTGTCTTTGGCGATTACCCGATGTATCCGGGTCAGTGGTCTGAGATCTTCGAGAAGCACACGTCCGATAAGGCCGTGGAAATCGAAGTCGAGGTCAAGCTGCTGGGTCTGGCCCAGATCAAGGCTGAAGGCGCTTCGACCGCTTATGGTGAAATGGGTCAGCGTTACGTCACGAACTACGTGAACCGCTACACCAGCATCGGCTTCATCATCACTCGTCAGGCTATCAAGGATAACCTGTACCAGTCGTCGTTCCCGCTGCAGGCGAAGGCTCTTCGTCAGTCGATGGAGCAGACCAAGGAAGTGCTCGGCGCCTCGGTGCTGAACAACGGCTTCTCGGCCAGCTTCCCGATTGGTGATGGTCAGCCGCTGTACTCGACCGCTCACCCCATCGACAATGGCACTGTGGCCAACACCTTCACGGTGCAGGCCGACCTGAACGAGACCTCGCTTCAGGACGCCATCGTCGGGGTTCAGCGCTTCCGTGACGCCGCCGGCCTTCGCATCATGACGAAGCCGACCAAGCTGATCGTGCCCGCTGAACTGCAGTGGACCGCGACCCGCCTGCTGCAGTCGCAGTTCCGCGTCGACACCGCGAACAATGACATCAACGCGATCTACAACAACTCGGCGGTTCCGCAGGGTCATCGCGTGAACATGTTCCTGACCGACACGAACTCGTGGTTCCTGCAGACGGACGCCCCGAACGGCTTCAAGTACTACGAGCGTGAAGCCCTCGAAACCGACGTCTACACGGACTTCGACACCGACAACCTCAAGGCCAAGGCCATTGAGCGTTACTCGTTCGGCTGCTCGAACTTCCGTGCGGGCTGGGGTTCGCAGGGCGCGTCGTAATCGGACAACGGGGGTGGCTTCGGTCACCCCCAGCTTTGGAGAGAACCCATGACTCACTTCTCTGATGGCGTCCGCGTCGGTCGGTATTTCGGTAACAATGGCACGGCAACGGTCCCCGGCGTTCCTCTGATGCCGATCTCAGTTTACGACATCGTTCCGGTTGCGCTCTCTGCTACCGCAGTGGCTGCGGCTCAGGCTGTCGCTGGTGCCGGCAACCTCACCATCAACGGCGCCTCGGCGTCGGGCGGCGTTGCCACTCTGGATGTTCCGCGCGCTGTCTCGGTCGTATCGTCCGCTGCGGGCGATACCACTCAGACCGCCACCGTTTATGGCACGGATGCGTATGGCGTCCCGATGACCGAAGCGATTGCTTTCAATGGCACCACCACGGTGGCTGGCCAGAAGGCTTTCAAAACCGTCACCCGGGTCGCCATTTCTGCTGCTCTTGCGGGGAACGCCAGTGTTGGTAGCACCGATATCCTTGGTCTGCCCTACCGGGTGGACAGCCGTAACTATGTCCTCACCGCATGGAACGGCGCGTTTGTCACCACCGGAACCTTCGCTGCGGCTGACGCCACCAGCCCGGCGACGACGACGACCAACGACGTGCGTGGTACCTATCTGGTCCCGGACGCGTCGAATGGTACCAAGCGCCTGACTGTCTGGATCTACACGTCTGATGACGATACCCAGACTGGCCTTTACGGCGTAGCTCAGGCATAAGAGCTGGGGCGGCTGGCTGGATTGGGACTTACCCGGTCGGAAGGTCGCCCCACTCACATGGAGGTTTTTATGCGAGGCAAGAAGGACTTTCAGTTCAAGGCTGAGCACAAGAACCCCAGCGGCGGCCTCAATGAAAAGGGCCGCGCAGCTTACAACAAAGCGACCGGCAGTAACCTAAAGCGACCGCAGCCCGAAGGCGGCGCGCGGCGTGATAGCTTTTGCGCCCGGATGAAGGGCATGAAGAGCAAGCTGACCTCGGAGAAGACCGCTAAGGATCCGAACAGCCGGATTAATAAATCCCTCCGGGCTTGGAACTGCTGACATGCGCGGCCGCAAAGATTCCCGCGTGAACGAGGCTGGGAACTACACGAAGCCCGGTTTGCGCAAGAAACTCTTCGACAGCATCAAGGCTAGCGCGACGCATGGTACGAAGGCTGGGCAGTGGAGCGCCCGCAAGGCGCAGCTCCTCGCCAAGCAGTACAAGGCGAAAGGTGGTGGCTATGCCGATTAGGAAGCCCCAGCAATCCCTCAAGGACTGGACCAAGCAGAAGTGGACCACCAAGTCCGGGAAGCCGTCCAGCAAGACTGGTGAGCGCTACCTCCCGGAGTCCGCGATTAAGTCGCTGACGCCAGCTGAATATGCTGCTACAAGTAAGGCTAAGCGTGAGGGCAAGAAGGCCGGCAAGCAATTCGTTGCACAGCCGAAGTCCATCGCTAAGAAGACCGCCCGGTTCCGGTGACCTAAAGAGGACGAGAGAATGAAGCCGATCTCTGTAACTGTTGCTGATGCGAGCGCCGGCGCCAAGACGTCGAACCCCATCATCATGGACTATCACGGGCGCCCGGAAGTGTCGCTTCAGGTAGCTGTGACTGGGACGGTGAACTGGACTGTCCAGCAGACGCTCGACAACCCGAACGACCCAGACGCAACCGTGACGTGGTTCGATCACCCCGACACGAACATGGTGGCCCAGACCGTTAGTCGTCAGGGCAACTATGCCTACATCCCGACCGCGGTTCGTATTGCACTGTCGAGCGGCTCTGGCTCCGTCCGGCTGACCGTCGTGCAGGCGGGTCTGCAGGAGTAATGTCCTCCGGCCTGTACAGCGGCGTCTCGGGGCTGGCGCTCGGTGTCGGCCTCTATCGCAATGTAGCCGGCTTCTGGTCTGGCGCCTCTGGCCTTGTGACTGGCTGGGGCGGGACCGGCAGCGGGCCGCTGGTGCTCGACCTCGACTTCCTGTCAGGCGTTCTGGACCCGCGCATCACGTTCTCGCGCGCATCGGCCGCGACGTACTTCAACTCCGCTGGGCAGATCACTCTCGCTGCCATTAATGAAGCGCGCTTCGACCACTTCCCCGACACGCTGCTGCCTCGCGGCCTGCTGCTCGAGGACGCGCGCACGAACCTGCTGCTGAACTCGCTGATCACGGGCGCGAACCTGTCGACGCAGAGCGTGACGGTGACTGCGCAGCAGTACACGCTGTCGTTCTACGGCACGGGGCAGATCGTCCTGTCCGGCGCGGCTTCGGCCACCGTGGTGGGATCTGGCGCGTTCCCGAGCCGGCAGGTGGTAACCTTCACCCCGTCTGCAGGATCGCTGACCCTGACCGTCACTGGCACGGTGCAGTACGCGCAGCTGGAGGCCGGCAACTCAGCCTCGAGCTTCATCCCCACGGCTGGCACTGCCACCACCCGCGCGGCCGATAGCGCAGCCATGATCGGCTCTGGGTTCAGCAGCTGGTACACTCCGGCGGCCGGCACCATCGTTCTGGGCGCTGAGACGGCATTCACCAGCGTGGCCAACAAGCCGTCGGCCCTGCTGTTCCAGAGCCCCGGTTCGGACTTCCAAGCGCTCAGCGTCAACGGCGGCAGCCGCTCGATCACGTACGACGTCGGGGCCTCCGACTTCCTGCTGGACTTCATCTCCCAGTCGTACTCTTCGATGGCCCTGCCGCTGCTGCAGGCGTCGCTGGTCAGTGACTTCGCTGATCCGTACTACGTCTACGGGCAGGCGGCAGCCTACCAGACCGGCAACTTCGCCAACAGCGGCAACGGCACCGAGCCCAGCGTCGATGGCACTGGCAGCGTCCCTGAGGGCATCAACGCGCTGGTGTTCGGCCCGAACGACAACGCCCTCGGGTACGGCGGCTGGCTGGGCTGGCTGCGCTCGGTCACGGTCTATGGCTCTCGCCTGCCTGATGCCACGCTGGCGTCCCTGAGCGCGATAGCTGGCGCCTCCCCGGCGTCGCTGCGGCTGCGCTTCCTGACGGGCCAGTACTATTCCGGCGACACGCCGTTCCAGACGCCGCTGTCGCTGTCGTTCGATTTCCTTTCCGGCCTCTATGTGGTAGACGATCTGCTATGACCGCTTACACCTTCGATCAGCTGATCACCTTCACGCGGACCTCTGCGGCCACCTACGTGGG